GTACATCAGAGGAACATCACCGCAAGGTAGATGACAGAGATAACTTCCCTGAGTGTCAGTATTGCACAGTTGTTATGAAAAGAATAATTAATCCAGCACCAATCAGGTTCAATGGTAGTGGATTCTACTCGACAGGAGGATAGCATGGACCAATGTAATGGCGGAGGTTGCTCTGCTTGTGAGCCAGTTAACGAGGAGTTGCAGTTCGCTAGCATGAAAGAGATTGAAGAGTTCTATGACATACATGGTGAGGATTTGTATGTTGACCCAGCAGAACAAGACCTAGAAGGTATGATAAAGGAGATGATAGATAGTGAGATTGACTTTGACTCAGAGTTCTATGTCCAAGAATAGCAAAGAGCACGAAACAGGTACGCTTCGTGCCCTTGTGCTAGTGACAGTAACATTCTTTGTTGCTGTTACTGTCCTTCTATATTCAATTCTTGGTATGATGTCTCTTCTGATGCTTCTGTTTCCGTGGTCACCGTAGTATCCACATCGTTGTACGGCTTGAAGCCACCCAACTTATTGACCAGCCGTTTGATTGCTCTGTTACCTCTCATACGTGCTGCGTCTTCACTACCTAGAGATAAGAAGTTAGCTATCTCTTTGTAGTCCATTGACTCGGCGTGTCGGAAGAAGAGTATCTTTCTATCCTCTTTACTCAACTTCCAATACGCTGAGTCAATCTCTAGCATCATCACTTGTAGATTGCCACCTTCATTAGGTGCACTTGGTCGTCCTGGTCTACCCAGATTTAACTTATGTGTATTGCCATACTCACTGCGTAACACAGCAGGAAGCAACGCTTCCACTACCTCAGGCTCATAGTAATACAAGTCTGATACATCATAGCCACTTGTCTTGGCTTTCCAACGCTGACAATAATCTAATGCCTGATTGCGTAGGCTACGATAGATTAAGTTCTTAGCATCCCTCTCACCGATTGCTTCCCACTCATCCAGTTTATTTGGATGCTTGGCAAACCACTCATATAAACTCTGCTTGATATCATCAACCTCCACCATGTTAAACTTGCGGTGGTACTCAGATGCTACAGCCGTTACTATATAATCCCAAGGCTCAATTCGTTGCCAGTTCATCTGCCTTTGCTTTCTTGTATAGTCGTGTCGCTGACATTAAATCATCTACTGTAATCAAGTAACCCTTAGAAAGATTAGGGGGAATGTTACATGTAATCTCTCTACCAAACTCTTTGACTGCATATCTTAATGCATCTGTTGGTACAATTAATGTGCTTTCTTCTAGCACAAATGCCCAGTATGATGCTTCAGTTACACCTAGCCCTGAAGGGGCCCAGTCCTCAATCTTTTTAAAGAAGCATTCGGTTTCAATGTATAGGTTGTTAGTCTTGGCCCACTTGCGGTCACGCTTAACCTCTACTGTACGTCCACCAGTTAACAACTCATCTACTAGTTGCTCACCCTTGCGCCCGTAACCGAAGTCTAAATCAAATGATGATTTGTTAGTCATTGTCCCATTGCTTTCGTAGTACTAGCAATCCAATGATTGCATAGTTAGCCATATCCTTGAAGGAATCCTCAAGTGATTCGTGCTCAGGGTTTGCACCGCTGTCTATCAAGTTGTTGATACGCGCTAACTTATCATGCATGCGTACACGTAAGCCGTTGATTGCACCACCAGGTGCTTGTGATATATTCTTAGGACCATAGTCCTTATGCTTGCTAAGCAACAAGTCAGATAGTTCCTTGATTGTATTGCTTAAGTGTGTTTCGAGGTGGAGTTCCCGAGCAACAGAGGGATTGTCAAAGTTATCTTTAGCTGTCCCTCTTGCTTCTGATACGACTCTATCTTGAATCCCAGTCCTGATACGTATTGGATAATCTGCCATATCTCTTCATTCTCCATCTTCAAGTAGCTGTTTAAGTTCGTCATCAATTCCCACCATACTAGAGCCAACAATCATATCTTCAATCACATCGAGTATCACATCAGGTTGTGTCTCTGCTGTAAACAAAGTCATGTAAGTATCCTGAGTGATTCTTTGTATCTGTTCGGGCTCTTGTGCATAGCGATACATGCAACGTAGTAACGAACCAATCATAAGGCGATAGCCATTAGGTAGCACCAGTGCTGGGTCGAACTCTTCATCCTCTTCGAGGAGATGGTCGGTTGCTTCGAACACATTATCAAAGTGCTGTCCACATTCTGGACAAGGATTAATCTCATTCTTCATTTGTTAACCCCATCTTCTCTTTAATAAATGATGCTCCGTATTTGGTATATGCCGAATTAACATCTTCCCCGTCGCCGAATCCAACAATGGTAACTGGCAACTCTCGAGCAAGACTATTTGCAAACTCTCTTCCTGGGCCGTCACCGTCTGCAAAAACAAAGATGCGTTCGAAGTCAGCGAGCAAACGTGTGTAGTGTTTCTTCCAACTGTTTGCACCTGGTACTCCAACACAAGGTATGCCAACACAACGAGACATAGTAAGGGTATCAAGTTCACCTTCGCATACTCCAATCCAATCGCCTGCACGTTCAATGTCTAGTACATTGTACATCTTTGTATCTGCACCAACCATACCCATATACTTGGGTTCAACCGCAGGGTTGAGTGAACGAAAGCGTATGTCTGAGATGCCAGTCTTAGTGATGTAAGGAATTGATAGCCGTCCTGTGTATTGTTCATGCCCAGGTTCAGGCTCCGCGACTACGCCTAATCGTGCCAACCGTGCTACCTCCAGAGTTATACCCCTGCTTCGAAGGTAGTCTTCTGCCTGATAGATGCTTTCCTGATACCGCTTGGACGCTATGCCCAAGAGTTCCTTCTGCGAATTTTGCAGCGCCACGTATGTCACATCCTTCTTGTTGTGCGATAATTTGTAAACTGTTTCCTTGTACACCACATGCAAAGCATACGAATAGGTTGTCATCTAAGTTAGCCGTACCTGATTGATGCGAGTCACCATGAAAGGGACACTTAAGGTTTGCTTGCCCATGGTCACGACGTATGCTAGCACCATAGTGCTCTAGCACTGCCTTGATACTGGGCAAGTCATTCACCGAAGACATCTCCTAATCTAAGTACTAAATACGAATCAGCTATAGACTTTCCTCTAGCCTTGATAAGTACTGCTGGGAGGACCGACTCACGGTCGAGCCCCCTTGCCTCTGCATAATGCGTTGCTTCAATCTGTGCTTCTTTTGTCCAACCACTAAGGTCAATGGCATTGCCTGCACCTGGTGCCTTGCATTCGATAACGCCAATGCTTCCAAGGAAGTCCGAGCGGACAACAACATCGCCCTCATCTCGTGCACCTGTTCGAGCAAGTCGTTCACTATCATATCCATTTGCTCTAAACCAGTCTCGGATGTCGGTTTCATAGGTTGCACCTCTAGCCTTGTGACTCTTCCTCGTTGTCATCTACTTCGTACCCCTTAGGTAGTTCGAACTTTTCAATTACTGAACGAAGTCTATCTTCATAATCTTTTGTTAGTGCAGCAACTGCATCCTGCCAGCCTTCGACGTATGCTTCTTGCTTCATAATCTTTAGTGTCTTTTCCATTAACATCTTTCTCCTTAAACATTCTCTGGTATATCATCAATGAACATGTACTCAGGGTTGAAGGCTACCCATGTCATGAGTCCTCCTCCTGCGTCAGCTCGACCGTATCGATTCTTAACAGGTGCAACACCCATAGAAGTACCAACAACACCGAGGGTACATATAAGAGCAGGAAGTTGAGCAACCTTGCCCTGAATAGCGGAGCGCGGTTGACACGGGCTACCTTGGACAGCCTCCGAAGTGTGGTGTAGTACAACCACTGCAGCGTTAGTCGCTCTCGCAAGATACTTCAACTCCTTCATTATGGCACGCATTGAAGCGAACTCCTCACCACCATCGGTGGCTACGTCCATTAAGTTATCTACTACAATTAAAGTTGGGGGACAACCCCATAGTTCTTCGAATGCTTGCACCTCTTCATCAATATCTTGAAGTGTTGGTGCTGATTCGAATGACCAGACAATGTGTGAACCCTTAGACAATGTTGCCTTAGTCCAACCATGGTCTGTATTCATCAATGCTTCAACATCAGTCTGCGACTTACCTGAAATCATTGAGGCTAAACGCATAGCCATAGTGTGTGCGTTGGTATCTGCTGAGATGTAAAGTGTTGGCACCTTCATCTTTAGCGCAAGTGCCAGTGCTAGTGTGGACTTACCCACTCCTGGCGCGGCTGCGAACATCGAAACCTCAGAGCGCCTAATGATAATCTTGTTACTTTCGAATGCCTTAAAGCAACTAGGGAGTGGTTCTCCACCAATACTGGAACGACCAACTGAGCGGACAAGTGTACGCATCCTGATTCATTCCCTTCTGTATAGAAAGAACGCAGCCACTTCTGTGGTGTCCTTCGGTAGCTGCGTTCCTTCACGAACGTCTCTTTAGTTTACTGGCTTGCATTGGTCTGGAGTCCCCTGCGGGGTTGGGCATGCCCAGAAAGCGTAAGGCTTCCCACTCGCTTTGCTCACTCCCTGTCGGAAGATTCTCGCTCCGTGTACGCATGTCGGGCTCGCTGTCCCTGATGGTGTGACCGCGCTTGGTGGAGGTGTAAGTGACGGACCCTGCGCCTGGGGTGGAGCGGAGTAAGTGGATGGCGCTGTGCTTGGAGTTGAAGGCGTGGTCCCCAAAGGGGCTGCGTTGTATGCACCAACAACCAATCGCTGCACTGCAGCAACTTGTGTTGAGTAATCACCAATGCCTTCTAGCAACACGCTGAGTTCATCAGCAGTGTTAGCACGGATATTAATCATATCCCCAGCAGGTGTCTTGTAACTGACTTGCAGTTTCCATTCTTCCATTTGTTATCCTATCTTCGTTGAGAACTGACAGTGTGCTGTCAATCCGCATTTATATTGGCAGTTGTTTGTGTTCGGTAAAAAGATTTGTGCTTTGCGAGCCTTGTCAAATCCTGCAACAAGGTACTCAAGTTTATCCTCTGTGTACTGCTCGAGGCTAACAAGAGGGGACACACCATGCTGACGTGCCATCCAATAGGTCCCCCACTTCACTTCGATACCAAATGTCTTTAACATACCGACCTTGTAGAAACCAAGTTGAAGTGTATTGGTTGGTGTTTGCTGAGAGGTTTTCAAGTCGACGATTACCAGTTCGCCATTGACTTCAAACACCCTGTCAAGAATCATCTTGACTGGCACGCCAGCAAAATCAGGTAACATCGCCAACTCAATTGCTGGTGCGCCTTGTGGTGTCTTCCACAACTTCCAGTCAGGGTTAGCCTTACGCCAATCAATGTATGCTTGGACCCATTGAGGTCCAGTTGATTGCCAGAAAGTAACATCTTCTTTGTTTGGGTTAGTCTTGGTAGCACGACCACCAACACGTGCATTTGTCAGGTCCTTGCCCTCAGACTCTAGTGCCCAAGCCTTGTCCCATAGTTGGTTATTCAGCATGTTCTAAATCCCACAATTCTGTAGCTGTATGGAAGGCAGACCCACCTACTGACCAGACTGATGGTGCCTCAGGTACCTGCATTAGTCGCCCTAGGTAGTACTGATATCCACAGTCAACATATGTACTGAACGCTGAGTAACTCACGTGTTCAGGTAATTCATAATCTCCAAGTTGTATGCTCATAACTTAACTATACAGGATATCCACAGCCTGTCAAGTTTAATTAAAGCTTGCGCTTTCTGAATCAGTGTGTGTATAATTAAATATATATACTATATTAGGGAGCCTCTAAGGGCTCCCATATATTATATATAATAATATATATTATAACATAGGAGAATAAAATGTTAGAAGTTTTCTTTGGAGTATTAGGAGCAGTAGCAGTACGTGATGTATACCTAGAACTGATTGAACGGTACCAACACTACCGACTTAAGAAGGACCTCAAGGTCTTTGCTGACCAACTCGAAGACCTAGAGGCTGACGACGACGATATTAAGTAACCGATAAACAACAAAAGACCCCCCAACCTAGGGTGATTACCTTAGGAAGGGGGGTTTCTTGTGTCTATGGGCCTGCTAGGGCCCTTAAATGGTTACTCTGAGCCTTTGCCGTAGGCAGTCTCTTTAGAGTCTAGAGCCTTTAAGACTGGTGCAGCAAGGGATGCGAGGAATGCTGAACCTAATGCCTTAGGGTCTGTGATTCCTGCAAGGTACATTGCTAGCACTGAAGCAAAGGCCGCACGTAGGTATGTGCCTGCGATTGCAACTAGTTTCTCTGTATTCATAGGTCCTCCTTAGGACGTAGGATTGGACGCATGGACTTTGCAACAAGTGCAAACTTCAGTCTTATACGTCTTCTTACTTGGCGATGGTATTAGTACCGCCTTCACCTGATTGATTACCTTAGGCTGGTTAAGCCACCAGAACCAGGGTGAAGTATCATTGCCCGCCCCATCTTTGATTGAAATATGTAAGTGCTTGGTGTGCTTGTTGCTGCCCGTGTACTCACGGTCACCCTCTGCCTCACGTTCCTTTGACCAAATCTTTCCCTTGAAAATCAGGTACTTAACTCGCTTGTCTTCCTTTAACTTCTGGAAGATATCGACGCAGTCGATGCCACGCTTAGGGTCATGGGTTAAATCTACAGCAAGACCTGTGTTATGGTCGCTGGTTGGACTCTGTACCTGATGTGCTCTCGACGGCAGAAGTCCATCGGATACTTTCAAACGAGACGGTGCTATCGCTGTGGCTTGTCGAAGGACAGCAATAGCGGCAGGTGTGGCTTTCTTGACAACAGGTTTCATCGTTGTTCATCTCTCCCCTTTTGAATTAAAATTTGATAAAGGATTTCTACTTTTTCTTCTAGTCGAATGACAGAATCTTTTAGGCTTGAGCCTGAATTAGGCTTGAGTTCGTTGAGGTAGTGCTTGACTAGCCACTTAACTGCACCAAGGAATCCACCTACAATTGTTAATACTGCAACGGCTACCGTTGCGTAGTCTTGTGCTTGCATTAGACAGTCCTAATCGTGATATCAATGACACCACCATAGCCCGTGAATCCACGGTCAGGAGGTGTGAGGCGGGTGAATGAGATTTGTTCGATGACAGCCTGACGCGACTCACCTGTGGTTAAGTCTTGCCATGTTACAACGTCACCGTTTTCTTCGACGGATTCTAGTTGGCTAATTCTATCGAAGGCTCTGCCTTCATAACCAACCTGTACATTGTATCGGTCTGTCTCCACGTCATAGCAATAGACGGGGAATCTCATAACTCGCTGGCGAGGAGTAGCAATAGTTGCCTTAGCCTGATAGCCTTCCATTACTGGCCCTCGTGATGTGGTTGTCCCGTCACGGTATAGAATAAACTTATAGGCAAGGTACTCTTGGGCTTCTTGTGGGTTAGATGTAGTAACCTCAACAGGTGGAACTAACGCATCGTAAGACACAACGTCATACTCTGTGCCATCAGCAGTTACAGTTTCCAATGTCATCGAGCCGTACTCGTAGTCACCACGCGCAATAAGTCGCTTGAAGTTCTTAGGCTCTAGCGTATTGTATCGAATGTAACCAGTCTGTAGGTATCCTGAGGTCATAAGTTCTGCCTCGTCCTCAAGGTATACATACCCTACGGTAGATGTAGTTGCAGAAGTACAGAACATTAACTGGTCAGTACCATTAGCAAAGGCGCAGCCAGTAGTCTGGTGCCCTGATACTCCAGCATAGTACAAGTCATTAGCATATGCAAAGCGCAATGGTTCTAATTGTAGACTAAGGTCAAGGCGGATAACGCCAGGTTCTCCAGCTACACCAGTAGCACACCACACATAGTGGTCACGGCTAGCAAAGTCATAGCATGGCTGTGATGTTTCAACAATCAATGGGCCGTAAGAGATGGAGCCATCTTGGTCAGATACCTGTGCTACACGGATACCCTTGTTAGTTCCGATAATCATGTAACCAAGGTAGTAGTGAATCTTGTGTACGATTTCACCGACTGGGAACTCAGCTGCAGTAATTGCAGATGTCAGTGTTGGCATTACACCAGAAGCATTTAGAGTAAACTTAATGATGGTTGATTGAATACCATTGTATCCTGCTACATAGATAGCAGCGCCAGATGCTGCGACACTAGTATACACATGTGTTGATGATGGATGTGTGTACACAGCAGTAGGCATAGCAGTAGCTGAAGGAGCGAACTCGTATACTTTATTGTCGGCACACATGACGATACGTTCTTTAACATATTCCATTGTTGCGTTAGCGATAACACCAACCTCGTCAAACATCTTAGTCACATCTGCAGTTGATGCAGAGGTTCCAGTCAGAGGCTTCTTGTAGACAGTCTTCTTGGTTGCTGTGTTGGTAATCCAATATGCAAATGTACCGTCATCACAGATGGCATATACTGGAGCGTCCGTACCAGTAGCATAGTCAATGAAGTGTGTTACTGTGCCATCTGATGCAATCTTGTCAACATCGTACTCGTCCATAAGTAGTACACCTGATGATGTGTTCCATTTGATGGAGCGAATCTGTTGGTCGGGACGGCCATTGCTTTTAATTACACCAGTAGTGTTGTGACCCTGGTCTACATTGTTAAGCAATGTTACCTTGCCCTGGTCCCAGACATTAACTCCCTTGCTATCGGCAAAGCGATAGTGGTCAGGTGAGTTAGACGCTGTCTGGGCTGGGTCATAGAATGTTATACCGTCCCCACCGTGGAAAGATTGCTGACTGCGAATCCACCAACCAGTAAGTGATTGCTCACCTGGTTCGGTCTGATTGTCAAACTGTTCCTTGCGGAATGGTGCAGTCTGTCGGATATATGGACGTGCATCGTTAATTGCATAGATAAACGGCATGCCACCTACTGCAACATCATATGCTACATCAGTGTTCTGCCAGATAGATGTAGTAGAAACTACACCTACGTCAACAGCAATCGCCCGCGAAGCACGACCTTCGGTAATATCACGACCAGCCACGTAGACTCCTTAGTTTGGTTGTTCTTTCATTTTCTTTTGAATACTATCCATTGTCCAGTACATACCATAGTAATCATAGTCAAGCGAAAAGCGCTTCATATGCTTTACTAAAGCACCTGTGTGTGCATGTAGTGGAATGCCTGCAGCTTTCATCTTACGGAAGAAGATGATATCTTCTCCGATGAACTGGTCATCATGACCACCTGCTGTCTCCATAAACATAGACTGGTTAGGATACTTCTCACGCATAGTTGGAATGATTGACTTGTGCATAAGCACTAATCCAAATCCTGCTGAGTCACACTTGATTACTTCGTTCTGTGGCAGTGGGTGTACATACTGAACCTCAAACTCAGATACATCATTAAAGAGTACTGGGTATGGCTTCATGAGTGTGCCTTCATTCTCCTTAGAGATGAAGTAAACTCCACTTACAACAGGGCGATGATGCTTGTCAGCAGTAGCCCATAACTTCTGCATTACTTCTGGTGTCAGAACAATGTCTGAATCTACCCATAGTAACCAGTCAGTTTTAACATTGTCAGCCCAATAGTCCCACAGGACTTGACGCTGTCTACCAATCTGATTGCCTTGCACTCTCATAGATGTGGTGATAGGCATCTTGTTTGCTGCGCCAGTAATTACTGCAGACATAAGTCCCTCAGTAAACTTGCCATCTACCATGCCGTTGTCACACCAGCCGATTGCTACTGTTTCTTTTGGTTGAATCATTGTCCCCTGCTTTCTTTAACCTAGTAGTGCTTGAACTTCATCAGCAGACAGTCCTAGTTTGTCTAGTACTGTTTGGCGTGCTGCATCTTTAGCGGCTTGCTCTGCATCGCGCGCGGCTTGTGCCTGTGCATCTGCTTCAACTTGTGCCAATTCTTCGGTGTTCATTTCGCGTTCTGTAATTTCACCTGTTAATAAATCGTGATTTCTCACCATTGATTTAGTCATTATTTCACCCCATAAACGAAAATAGTACCGCTCGACCAGTTATTGCCTGAAGAATTTAAAAAAGTTAAACTTGAGATAGCCGAGGTATTGGCCCAACCACCACTTGTTGAAAATCCCGCGTTGCCTGCAGTATTTTGATTGAGGTAAATACCACGAGAATTAATTACTTTTCCTGCAGTAGTAGAAGTATAATTATCAATGTTAATTGAAGCCGCTGATAGTGTTGCGCTTGCAGACACAATACTTGCTAAAAGAAAACTTGTAGCAATAATTTCTATGTTGGCTGATGCAGAATTTTGGGCAGAGTAATAACGAGAATCGTAAATATAATTTGCGCCTGTATTATTATTAGGTCTTAATAATAAATTACCGCTACCTGCACCATTAAAGTCATTAATCACAACAAATAAACTTTCATAAGTACTTGGAATACTTGAGATAGTGACTGTTGATACGCCGTTCATTGATGTACCGCCAGTATTAATCAATGTGAGACCACCGCTTGACGGTGTTGCCCACTTTAATCCTGTTGCCTCGGCTGAGTCGGCTGTAAGAACTGTGTTGTTAGCACCCACAGTTAGAGCAGCATAGGTGTCATTGGCAGTGCCTGCAACTAAGTCACCCTTTGCTGCAATGGCAGTAGCCATATCATTGGTTAGCGTGACGGTACCAGAGGTACCACCACCACTTAATCCTGTACCTGCTGTTACGCCTTGAATGTCAGCAGATGCGTTGTCGGCATTAGTTCTCGCTTTGGTCATCTACTGTCTCCTCTACTGTAGGTTCTTGTGGTGCTTCGCCATAATTAAACTTTTCGCCATCCCAAGTATAATGATAATTGGCAACACCAGTTGTTTCTGGTATTTCTTCTACTACTGAAAACCCTGGATTTGTTCCAAAGTTTTCTATAGCAGATGCTTCATCATCACAAATAACAAGATTCACAACTACATTATTTTCTAATACTGCAAATTTTTTAGACATTGATAAACTTATCTCCATTCCAGATACTGCCAATTTTAGGTTGTCCTCGTTCACTCGAGTGTTGAATTAATAAAATATTAATTTCATCTGGAAATGGACTGTTGTATAGTTCTGGGTGACCAACATAATTTTCAATCACATAGTTATTAAATACAACAGCCCATACTCCAATTTCTTTGGGCTTTAATATGTCTAACATTTTAGTAGAATATTAACAATGCTCCATCGCCGCCCTTGCCGCCAGCGCCACCAGTGCTAGAGCCGTAGCCACCACCACCGCCACCACCACCACCGAAGCCACCAGCACCACCAATTCCACCAGTAGTACTTACAGGTGCTGCTCCATCGGTGCCAGCGCCTGATATACCAGCGCCACCGCCACCGCCTCCGCCGCTAGTGCCACCTAATCCTCCATTGTATAAACCAGTACCACCGCCAGCCGCGCCAGTGTAAGAAGAACCAGATATGCCTCCTGCACCACCACCACCAGTTAAGTATCCTGTACCACCTCTGGCTGCAGGAGAAGAAATATTTGCATTTGCTCCTGTGCCACCAGGTGCAACACCAAGATTGTCACCAGTATTGTTCTGACTAATACTACTTTGCATTACTGCAAAAGAAGTATTTTCAGGTACTAAGGAGTATTGGTTTTTAGGACCAGGCGCTGCTAAAAAGTTAGAAAAATTGTTACCGCTGCGAGAAGGATTTGAAGATGTTGCACCAAAATTATACCAGTTTGAATTTCCATTATGTATAAATCCATTTTGACTCGCAGCGTACGCCATACCATTTGCGTCGCCTTCAACAGTACGGTGTGCGCCAACAAGGGTGGTTCGCGATACTTGAGCGTTATTTCCACCACTTGAGCCAGCACTTCCGTATGCATAAAAACCAGTTCTATTTGTAACAGAAATACTTGCTAACGCGCCTCCAGCAAGACCTCCAGAGTTGTTTGCTCCGCCACCACCCATAGCAACTACTTGTTGACTTGCACGAAGATTGTTACCTGTAGAAGCATAAGTTCCAGTGTAGCTCATGCCACCACCTATGGTTAACGCGCTATTACCTCCGCTGGTACCAGCATTGCCAGCAGTTCCTGCAGTACCACCAGCGCCAATAGTAGCGTGAAATTGGTTTAACATAATGTTCATACCAACAGCACCTGCTCCTGCTCCACCAGGACCCGAAGCAGTGCTTCCCATACCACCAGCGCCACCGCCACCGCCTCCAGAAAGAAGGAAGAAACAATTTCTTGGTCCGCCTAAATCTTGTTCACCGCTTGCAGTAATAACTCTTTGCAAGGTAAAACCATTGCCTTGACTAGGAAAAATTGAAATACCCATTACACTATCTCCACTCCGCTAATGTGAAAGTCTACTGATGTTGACGAAGCACTGCCAGCAATAATCTGTGTTGCAGGAACAACTTGCTTTAAGTCAAAAAACGCTGATGCGTTAGCAGCAATAGATATACTGCCAAGCAAATCAACACTGTTGATAGTCATTGATGCTGTTACTGCAGATGATGTTGGGTTGCAAATAACGATGTTAGTTACAACCGCAGTAGTTCCTGCGGGAGTTGTGTACAAGGTTGTGCTTGATGTCGCTGCTGCTGTTCGAGCAAGGACTTTAGATACTACAGCCATTAGTTACTGTTTCCTTTCGGTTAGATGTATGCACCCATCAAGGTCATTACCTCAATGGATTGTGTGTCTACTGTTGCTAAGGTTCCCCAAGATGCGGTAGAACCGTTAGTTGTTAAGTATTTTCCAGAGTTTCCTGATTGACTTGGGATTGGGTCTGGAACTGCGGTCCAAGTAATACCAAGGGCTGCAGTAGATAAAGCCTGTAAGAAGTATCCATCGGTTCCAGCTGAAAGTTTACCTGGGGTATCAGCACTGCTTGCTACAATTAAATCACCCTTAGCATCAAGGATGCTGTTAGGAATTGTAGTAGCAACATCAAATGCTGTGAAGGTAATAATCTCTAGCACATCACCTGATACCAGCGCTGGGCTTAGTGAGGCAATGCTTGTGCCGTTAGTTGCCACATAGTCCTGAGTACGAACAAGTAGTACACCATTAAGGTATACCTGCTCCTTGCCTACCAAATACGATAGTGTTACGCCATTGTCATCTGGACCTGACTCTGATGTTTCTCCGCCTGCCGCTGTGTAGCGGTAGCGGAAGATGTCTGCAGTTGAGGAGATGCCTCCCCAAGTACTGCCCTTCCATACATACATGGCATTATCTACTGAGTTCCAGTAAAGAGCACCAGTAATCAATGCGTTGCCATCATTGTCTAATGTGGGTGGAGTTGACTTAGAACCTAAGTAACGGTCATCAAACTCATCGTAAGTTGTTGCTGCACTTGTTGCAGAAGTCAAAGCAGATGATGCTGAAGTAGATGCACTTGATGCATCAGTTGCTGCAGAAGCAGCACTTGTACTTGCAGATGCTGCAGAAGTAGCAGCGGCAGATGCAGAGTTAGATGCAGTTGTAGCATAGCCAGCAATAGTAGCAACAGAGTTGGCTGCAGTAGTTGCACTGGCAGCGGCTGAGTTAGCAGATGTTAATGCACTTGCTGCGCTAGTAGAAGCAGATGCTGCGCTTGTCGCTGCAGCGGCTGCATCTCCAACAATACTTGCTGCACTTGCTGCAGCGCTGGATGCAGATGTTGCTGCGCTTGCAGCGCTTGTCGCTGCTGCACTTGCCGAATTAGAAGCCGTAGTTGCATAACCTGCAATTGTTGCCACTGAATTTGCGGCAGTTGTTGCAGATGCTGCAGCACTTGTGGCTGAAGTGCCAGCACTAGTTGCTGAAGTAGCAGCAGCGCTTGCACTTGTTGCTGCACTCGATGCGCTGGTTGCTGCTGCAGATGCACTTGATGCAGATGCTGTTGCACTAGTCGCTGAGGCGGTCGCAGATGTTGCTGAGGCCGTTGCAGAACTTGCTGACGCAATTGCTGAGGTTTCTGAACTTGCTGCAGATGTAGCAGCACTTGCTGCAGATGTTGCAGCAGAGGCTGCGGATGTGGCTGCTGCTGTTGCAGAGCCTAGAATGCTATCTACGTAATCCTTAGGAGTAGCAGATGAGGCAGACATACCAGCAGAAGACAGACCTGTAATTACTGGTACTCCTGATAATACAGGACTTGTCAAGGTTTTATTTGTAAGGGTCTGTACTGCTGTAGCAATTACTACTGTGCCTGTTGTGTTAGGCATTGTAATTGTATTGTCCTGGGTAGGTTCGGCTACTGTCAGAGTAGTCTCATGAGCATCAGCAGTTGCACCTTCGAAAACAATGCTTGCATCTACCCCAGCCCCAGAAATGTTAGGGTTAGTGATTGTAGGGCTTGTAAGGGTCTTATTAGTCAGGGTCTGGGTGTCGATAGTTCCGACTACAGAAGATGAGTTTGAGATGCCGTGAACGCCTGTAGAAGCCTCTACGTGGGCATTAGATTCGCGGTAGTCACGGCCGATAGCCATGTGACGGGCAACAGCACCAGCAGAGTGAGCCTGGGCTGAGGAGCCATCAATGGCACGGGTAATCGTAAAGGTATTAGTCGATACCGCCGTGGCATCTACAATTTCTTCGAGAGCTGTATCTGGGTCAAGGACAATCGTAAAAGTTGTGCCCGCAGGAATTGACGCGCCACCAAGGAGAGCGGTGCCTGATACAACAACCATTGAGGTAGCGCCAGAAGTGACGGCGCCCGTTAAGGTAGTTTGCTGAGAGCGAGAGGAGTAGTTGCGTGTTGTCATTTATATTCCTATCGAGTATAATGAATTCGTGGCGGGTATTGGTTTTGCTGTGTTGCAACTTCCTCTTTAAGACGCTGAGAGTAAAGAGCAAAGAGTTGCTTTGTTGCTGATGCGCTCGCACCGTATGGGCGCTTGCCATCTGTTTCGTCCGCCTGTGGGCTGATTTGGCCCGCACGTGCAGGGTCAAGGTAAGCCAATAATCTATATGCTGCGCCTAGGATTACAATGTCGCGTGCTGACTCAGGGTAACCTGTAGTAGTGGTGAAGACATCAGAGTTGCTATCCATTGCAGTAGGAGGTGTGGCGTACATCACTTTAACTGTACGTCCTGGTGTTATGAAGTCGTAGATAGTTACAGTTTGTGAGCTTGCACCCCATGTAGTAACATCTGCAAATGGGTCAAAGTCCCAACGCTTGATGCGAATCCATTCCTTGGAAGGACCAGTGTCCTGCCATGACATAGTAAGAATGTTTTCAATGCTAAGATTTTCAAACTCGTATGTATTAATTGCTGCGTTGAATGTGAAGGTAGTCTGCTTGACAGACAATAGGTTCGCACCCATTGCTCGGATAGTGTCGTTGATTGCCTTCTTAATTACATAGCGAGGGAAGATTGGTGAGATGGTTACCTTAGCATCAGCAGCATGAGTTGCAGCTACTGTTCCAAGATAGCCACGTCCGTAAGGAGAGACTGTCGCTGTGTTTGCAACACGGTCAAATGAGTCAACCCACATAAGCTCTTCGTCAACTTCAAGAACGCCTTTACCGACATTGCTTGTATCTCCAAGCGATAGGATTGTAGGTGAGGTACTTGGTGAAGTCAGTGTGCTGATAGCGGTTCTAAGATAGGTAGAACGGTCCTGCTGGTAAGTGTAACCTGAAAGGTTGATGAGAACTTCATCAATCATCTGTCCTAGTGTTGTCATAGGTTTATGCTCCTTAGTGCAACAACGGCTGATAATCCAGTAGTTCCTGCCAATTCGTTACAGATAGCGTTGAGCATCTTGTAATTGTTAGGCTGACGGCTTGCACTGGCTTTAATGTTTAGTGCTGCTATGATACCTAAGCCGCTAGTGTCAGCATAGTTATTTGCTGCACCCTGCTCAGATTGATACGCATCTGGTGTGGGATATGTCCCACCATTTGCAAGACGATTTAACTCGTCAGCAAATGTGCTACCTGCTACTCCTGTTGCCATTATCTAAACCTCGCAGCCTTCTTCGCTATGGACTTTGGTTGTTTTACAAACTGCTTACCCTTTGCATTACCTGCAGCTTTAGCCTGGTTAGTTGCTTTCTTTTCAGAAGCACTCAATGCAGACCATGCCTTCTTGGGTAAATATCTTTTCTTGCCTTTAGATGGTTTACCATCAGAAGTTGTCCACTCTTCCTTGGTCCATTTCTTTAAGGACTGTTGTGATTTAGCAAGTGCCATTACTTGTAACCGCCTCCTGCTTTCTTGTACTGAGTTGCAAGCAACTGAGCCTTACGAGCAGACCATTCTCCAGGGTCTCCACCCTTAGAGCCAGCCTTAATCTTCTTGAACAAAGAAGCACGCATTGCTGGCTTAGTGTAGTTGCCTGCAGCATTAACCTTAGACTTAGCTTTCTTTACCATTTGACTTTATCCGCCCAGTAAGCCGCGGACATCTTGCCCTTAGCAATGTTCTTTGCGTGACGTGCTTTGAAAGAAGCCTGTCGTGCTGTTGGCTTCCTGTCACCAGTAACGCCCTGCTGACCAAAGCGAATAGTTTTGACCTTGTCTCCCTCTTTAGCCACAACAACGTGTGACTTTTTTGGGTGACTTGGTGTACGCTTAGGCTTGTTAAAGCCCGATACTCCTGCTCGCTTTAGTCTTGGGTCCATTACTTATTGTTCGCTTTCTTAACCAATTTTGCTATGTTCTGTCTACGTGCACTATCTGCAGTTGTTGCGCGAGGAGGTGATGGATACACCATCTTACCGTATTCCTTCTGAAAAATTTTAAGGCTTGCTGCATCTTGCTTTGTCATCTTTGCCATTACTTCTTCTTGCCCATCTTCTTCATAACCATCTTCTTCGCTACAGCCTTCTTAGCGGTCTTCTTCATACCCTTTTTCATTTCCATCATCTTCTCAGACTTGGATTCCATCTTCTCGCCTGCAGCGTAAGCCTTAGCAGCCTTCTTGCCCGCAGGTGTATAAGGGAACTTCTTGTCTCCAACTTTTGGCATTATACTTGTCCTATCTCTTTCATTACTGCTACGGTTGATTTGTTTACATGTTTTGCATCAGGCATAGTGTTCGAGTTGTATGGCTTGCCCAACGCTTCGGAAGCAGTTTCTGCTTCACGAATCTTTTCCATAGTTGTGCCTCCAGGCTGTATGCCTTGAGAGCGTGCATCCTTGTAAGCTGTGAGTTCTTTTTCAAAACGTTTACGTGGAGCATTTCTCTGACTGTTTGCATCACCAGTGTTCATCTGAAGTCCTCTGGCCTTACAACCAAAGCAATCAGGTCCACACGTAGTGTGGTCTATAAAGATATCATTCTCATCAGGGAAAGGTTCAGGTGATGTTGCCTCACATCCGACGCATCCATAGAGTGCGGCATATGGAATCATATCTCCATCAACTAACTTGTATGCCCATTCAAGAACTTTACTTGCGTGTTCGTGTCCCATATGTCCCCTTATATTGCTGTAAAGTTTGCTTCCGTTACACCAACTCCACCAGCAATAAGTGCTGCCTTTGTTGCGTCATCTACAGTGTACTTGCTACCACCAAGGTATACTTCTTGGTATGTCTCTAGGTCAGCATCGTATGGATAACGGACCTGACGGTATGTACCATTAACTTTGATAACACTAATTCCACGTGTTAACTTGTAGAATGTAAAGAGTCGCTGAACTCCTTCAAAGCCTTCATCGACAGTTGGTGTCTCGAAGATGTAATCTGTCATGACTCCTCCTTTAGTGGACTCACCACCAGACAGGGTTGCCCCTGTCCAGCAGTCAATTAACTACTAGAGAGCAGAGATTGATGAACCTGATGTGATTCGGTATAGAGCCTCATCGCGGTAGACTGCGAAGCCAAGTACGCCGTACCAACCCATTGGGCGGAAACGCATCAACTTATCAGTTACGTTACCGATAACTACGTGTGGCTCTTCAGCTACGGCTTCTGCCATTGCTTGTGAACCTGCAACGATTGTATCGAATACGCGTGTTACAGGAGTAACAGTTACTGTTGCTCCAACTGTTACTGCTGCAGTGTTTGCTGTGTCAACTGTGATAGTTGTTGTTGAACCACTTGTTGCAATAGCAGTAATCTTTGCACCAGATGCAATACCTGTTGCAGCAATCTTATCGCCAACTTCAGCGCGTGATGCGATAACAGATGATGAAGCAACACCAATAGTAAATCCTGCTGATGTTCCTGCTACAGTTGCTGTTGTTGTTGCCAGTGCTGTCTGGTCTGCACCTGACTTAGCATTGTACAAACGTGATGACTCTACGAAGAATGCGCCTTCGTACTCACCGATTTCTCCTGCCCAAATCTTGCTTGCTTCTGAAGCAGACTGTGACTGAGGGTAGCGCCATCCAAGGTCGCCTGTCTCTGCACGAAGGTCGTGTGAAACTTCTGGGTGAATACCAACCCAGTATGCATTTCCGCGACGGCCCTTAGCCTTGTTAGAACGTAGCTTAGCAACAGCCTTACGGATGTCTGCTGAGTCTAGTGTATCGGCTGCATCTACAGTAGCAACTGATGTTGCGTTACCTGCGAAGATGTTGTTTGAACCTGTGCGTAGTGTGTTCATTGCTACAACGTCGATAGAATCGGCTAGGTTGTAAGCAATGATGTTAGCGATTGCTGGGTCTACATCTGCTAGAGAGAAGAGTTCCAATGCGCGTGTTACAAGTACAGCGTTACCGTACTCGTTAAGTGTTACTGTAACAGATGTTGGTGTTGACAATGCTACTGCATCTGGGTCAACTGTCTCTGTTAGAGTTGATGTCTTTGTATCTAGGTCAACGTACTTCTGTAGAACTACAGTTGAACCTGGGATAGCTTGCTTTGCTGGGCGCTTATCTGCGACAGAACGAATTAGGGGTTCTGAACGGAGAGCGAACTCGAGAAGGCGGTCATATGCCTTCTGTACGAGGCCTGCGCCGCCTACTGTACCGCCGAATGATGTGCTCGACGTATCTGTATATGCGTTAGGCATTTCTTTTAGTCTCCTTGACTATGAACGGATATTATTGTTGTGACTGCATCAGGGTGAGGAGTTCCTCCATAGAACCCGCATTATCCATGCGCTGTTCTAAGTCCTGTGCTCTGTCTGGGGTGAAGCCCTTTGTAGTCATAACGTCTTGCTGACGTAATGTTGCAAGGTTTTGTTCGTTACGATTTTCGGATACTTCCAAACCAAATAGTTCGCCATTCTCGTTGAGCCAGTTCGATACTGCCTCTTCAGAGAAATCGCCATCTAAGTCCTTAAGGACTAGACGTGCTGCCTTTTGGTTGACACCCTTTTGTTCTAGGATTGCTTTGACGGTTGACTCACGCTGCGTCTTGGTAAATGTCTCAAGCTGCTCAGTGAGTTCCTTAATACGTTTCTCATCCGCACGCTTGGCTTTGCGTAACTTTTTAAGTAAGTCACTGCCGTCCATTTGTGTGTCTGTGTCGTTATCGAGGTCATCGTCTTCGTCGTCCCAGTAGTTGTTGCTCATAGCAACCCACCCTTCTATTCGTTGTTAGTTCGCAGGCCACAGTTCAGTTCGGGGAAACTGGCTGGCTCCTACTATCGGTCTATTACTCTGACGGGGCCGATAGGTCCGTTCAGGATTCTAGAATTGTCCTACGCTTGATGTCGTAAGACTTGTGCGGTTGGTACCGCTTGAGCCACTAAAGGCTGCAATTTCACGTGCTCTAAGAGCCTCACGCTTGCGCTGTGCTGATGCTAGGCTATTGAATTGTAGTTGCTCAGCTTCCGCCTGACCAAACTTATCCATTGTCCCACCGTAGATTCCTGACAACTTCTCAGCATCTGGTAGATAATCTGCAATGGTTGCGTAACCCTTTTGCGCTTGCGCTTCAGTAATACCCTGTGCTGCTAGTTGCTCGGCAACTGAAACTCCAGCTTGTAGCCCTTGACGTGCTGCTGCTACACCAATTTCTGATGCTGCAACTTGACGTTCAATCTTTTCAAACTGTTGTTCTGGGTCGAGTACATATGCAACAAGGTCTTCCTGACCTATGCCATAGTAGTCACGTAGTTGCTTTGAGATGGCAGGGTCAGCGTTTTGTACGCGCTGAACCGCTGTAACTATTCGCTTAGACATCATCTCTGGAGATACATCATTTGCAATAAATTTAGAAACAGACTCATCGTTATCAAACTGCTTAAGGCCGTACTCACGTAGTACCCGACGGTATGTATCTTCAGTTCTTAGATATAGTCCTGGGTCTAAGACTGCGAGCCCCTTCTTACGACGCTCTTCATTAGCTTTAAATCGGTCTTTGTATGCATCGGTCTCTGAAAGAGTAAGAGTAATTGTGTCTTCACTTGCTCCATCAATTGCCAAGTCCTTGATTGTCTGTGTCAATGAATCCAAACCATACTGCTTAAATCTATCAGTGAGTAGTTTAATTGTTGATTCACGCATAGCCATCTTTGCAGCTGCTGCTGCATCTGCCTTAGCCTTGTCTGCCGCTTCTTTCTCGGCTATCGCCTTAGCATCTGCTTCTCTTTTTACTCTTTCTGCTTCAGTTAACTTAGCAAGTTCTGCCGCTTCCGCGTCGGCTGCTGCCTTATCTGCTGCAGCCTTAGCTGCTGCGTCGGCTTTTGCTTGTTCGGCTGCCTTTTGTTGCTGAGTAGTAAATTCTGCTATAGCAGCCTCTGCTGCAGTTGCAGCTTCTGCTGGAGTCTTGCCTGCCTTGATTGCCGCATCGTATGCTCTCTTACCAGTAGCATCGGCTAACAGTTTGTCTGTTCTTTCTTTTTGTTCTGCTGCCAATTTATCTGCTGCTGCTTTTTGTTCTGCTGCTAGAGCTGCAGCTGCTTCTTCGTCTGAACCAGGTATGACTTGGTTACCACTAACATTAATACTTGCTGCAGCCTTAGCTGCTGCTTCTTCGGCCGCTAGTCTCTTTGCTTCTGCTACTGCAGCTGCTAGCGCTTCTTTGGCTTCAGCTGCCGCTTTCTCTGCTGCGGCTTTGGCTTCAGCATCTTTACCTGTTAGTGCAGCTGCAAGCGCAGCCGCTGTTGCTTTTGCTTGTGCATCAGCATCAGCTGCTGCTTTAGCAGCAAGTGCTGCTCCATCTGCTTGCGCTTGTGCTAATAATTCATTTGCTTTGATTGTTGCTTCTTTGGCTGCTGCTAATTCTGCTGCTGTTTTTGCTGCAGCAAGCGCTGCTTCTGCAGCGGCTGCTTGTACTTGAGCAAGCTGTGTTGCAAGTGCAGCTGCTTTGGCAGCGGCTTCTGCTACTGCAAGGGCTTCTAACCTAGCCTTTTCTGCAGCCGCTGCTGCAGCCTTTTCTGCAGCCGCTGCTGCAGCTTTTGCTTCTGCATCTTTTTGTTCCTGAGTTATCTTTGCAAGTCTATCTGCCTCTGCTTGCGCAGCTGCCGCTGCCGCTGCTTTGTCAGCTGCTTCCTTTGCTGCTGCTTCTGCAGCGGCCTTCGCGTCAGCAGCAGTCTTTGCTTCTGCATCTCTTGCTGCTTGAGCAGCTGCTTCAGCTCCTGTTGCTGCTCTATTTGCTGCTTCTAATGGATTTTCTGCAGCTGAAGCAGAAGCGGAAGTCATTCCTTCCATCTCTGGGTTGTAACCAACATAATTCCCAGCAGCGTCAATTCTCATTCCCTGGGCATAAGGTGTAGGCTTTTTAACAGTTGTTCCACCAGCAGCCTTTTGTGCTGCTGTATCAGCCTTCATAGCAGCACGCTTAGTCTGCTCATCTACTACAGTTGGAACGGCAGGCGGCAATGAATCAGCCTTTAGTCTTTCTAAAGTCTTTTGCTGCTTTTGCAGTTCAGCATACTTAGCAGGGTCTGCTTTTTGTAGGTACTCTAAGTAAGAGATTCGGTCTTCTGGTGGCAAAGATGCTTGAAAGGAGTTCCACTGTGCTTGTGTATATGCCATTATGATAGTCCCCAATCGCGTAGAACTCTAAGAGACAATGAGTCAATAGTATCACGAGCGTTGTTTGTGTACTCCCACTCAGGCTTGCTGCGCAATTCTTTTTCAAATTGCCACAGTGGTTTAACGGCAGGCTTGCCATCAGGTCCAACATACTGTAGAGCAGAGCGTAGCGTCTGGTCTTCATATGTAATTGAATCAGCATCGCGCTCTAGAACTGTAGCCATTGCTCCTTTATATGCAGAAGCAATTGAGTCAACGCTCATTCCGTTTTTAATCTGGTCAGCATATCCTGGGAATGCGCTCGCTGCTGTTGCGCGAATCTCTGCCTCGATATCATCGACTGTGTTAGTGCCAGTGAAAAGGTCCTTAGACTTCTGGTCCCAGTATGCCTGACCTAAGTACTTGCTTACACCAAATGAATTTGCGTATGACTTAAGGGCGCTAGTATCTCCAAGGATATCTCCACCGAAGCCTGTAATCTTACCTGAGAACTTAATCAGTTCATCTAGTTGGTTATCATCTAAGCCACGCTCGTACGCTTGTGAAGCAAGCTTATCAAAGTCGGTCATCTTAATCTTGATGCCAGCATCAACAAGACGCTTACGTGATGCAACCTTGTACTTGTCTAGAGAATCCTTATATACATCAGGTTGCTCTATTCTTTCCTTCATACGTGACTTGACGGTCGAACTTAAGCTTGTATAGTACCTAGTCTTGCGTAACTCTTCTAGTGCCTTGCCAGTGTTGCCAGCTTTAAAAAATTCATAGACTGCTTTTAATTCATCGCCATAGTTAGGGTCAGCAAATAGTGCTTCGCTAATGCCATACTTGTATGCTGTCTCTACACCTTGCTGCTGGGCAGTGGCTAGCGCAGCGGCTTGTGCTGCAGCAGCTGGGTCAACATCCGAACCAGTAACTGCTGCTTCACCGCGGCTATTACCAATAGCGAGTATTGCCTTTTCTCTATCATTTAACACGCCACCGCTAGTAAGTTTTTTTAGTGCTGCTTGAAATTCTTCAGGCGTGTATGTTATTTTAGTTTCAGTAGTTGCGCCGTCGCTAATAGCAAGCATTGCTTTTTCTTCAGCGGTTAGTACTCCACCACTGGTAAGCTTTCTCAGGGCTGCTGCAATTTGTGCTGCTGTGTATGCCATTATATACCTTCCACGCTTCCTGATAGAAAGTCAGAGAATCTAATACGTGCTGCACGGTCTGCATCATCTGGGTTTAACTCTGCTAATTTCTTTTCAACAGTTGCTTGAGCCTTCTCAGGTGTAAGACCAGGAGTTGTTGTCTGCACATTCTCCATCTTGCCTGTCTTTTCGTTCTTAACCTTCTTGTATGTAGTAACACTTCCCTGGTTAAGCTTCTCTAATATCTCAAAAAGTTCTTGCTTCTCCTTATTGTCAAGGATACGCATAATCGATGTGCTTGCTGATGCCCAGCTATCAAGCGCAGCAAAAGTTTCAGCCTTATCTAGCTTAGAGATAGAACGAGTTGGTAGCGTAGGTTCGTCACCCTTGACACTCTTTAATGTGTCAGTTAGCAATTGCATTGGGGTTACCTTAGCACCACGTCCACCTTGATAGACTTCAGCAGCAGTGTTAACTAGTTGTTGCCAGATACCGTATGCCTCAACCTGTCCAATAGACTTGCCCTTGGCTGCGTATGCACTGATAATCTTATTCTGTAATGCTTCATCTTTCCAGAAGTCTGTGATTACAGTATTCTTAAACTTAGCATTAGGTATAACGTTTGTTACTGGCTTGCCATCTTTAAACCGCAAGCCACGATTTTTTGTTTCTTCTCCAAAGTATACAAGCGAGGTTGAACCAACTCCACCTTGAGCAAATGTTCCCATGCTAGTAGGGTCAAAGCCAGGGATTTGGCGAAGGTCAGCCATGACATCTTCAGACAACTCTGGTACATTGCTAGCAATTTGCTTGTTAGCAATTTCCTTTTTAACCTCTTCAATTGTTTGTTTCTTTTCAACTGTAGGCGAGGTCAGTTTCTTGAGTTGTTTGTTAATACTCTCAAGAGCAACAAGGTCTAGTTCAGATTGAGCCTTAGCCTTAGCTCTTGCTTTACCGTCAGGAGAGGTAAGAAAAATCCTGCTGTTGTCCTCAAGTCTCTTACTTAGGACTGCCTTCTGTGCTTCTAAGGTTTTCTTATTCGCCATTTTATATTCCTGAACCTAGGTATTTGTCGTAGATTCTATCCTGTGATAGGAATCTGTCATAGATATTAGCAAACTCTAAGTCGCCAGCCTTAAGTTGGTTAACATAGTAGTCAAGAGCCATGCGTAAGTCTTCATTTTCTTTAGCGTCAATATTGCTAGATGCACGTGCTCGTAACGAAGAAGCAATACTATCACGTATTTTTATGTACATAGTGACTGATTTCCATGTAGGGTCATCACCGTTGTCTGCCATGAACTTATCATTGGATAGAATCTTTCTAAATCCACTGATAGTCTTTGCACTCTTTGTGCCATCAATGTCACGATAGTCTTCATACCATGCGCTAGGCTCACCTGTTGCTTGACCAGTTACTGGGTCCACATCAGATGCTAGCTGCTGAATAACAATCTGCTTTGCATAGGCTAAGTCCTCAGCACCATTCTGTTGGAATGATGTAAGTCCGCGCTTCTCAAGGTGTGCATCTAGGATTACCATAGCACGACGATACTTTGCCCAACCCTCACGAGCAGCGTTTGCACGCTGTGCTTCCTTGGGGTCCTGCTTACTACGGTATCTTTCAGGTGTTCCTGGTGCAATTGCAGTCTCTGACTGCCACCAGTATGCTGTAGGATTGTACTTTGCAGCACCTGAACCCTTAGTAATTAACCCAACTAGATATGAGTTGTCATCGACAACATCACTGATTAGGTCGTTATAGCGCTTTGCGTTCTGCACATCATCCATTGTAGCCTGTGAACCTGTAGGGTTCTTAGACAAAGATGTAGCAAATCCAAAGTATTCTGGATAGTCATTAAGGAACTTAGCATCTGCACCTAGACCGTAGGTCTGGCTGTACTCGCGCCACTTATCCATGTAGAAACGGTAAGGGCTTTCGAACTGTGGTGCAAATGGTAGGATTAAGTTAGCCGCTACACGCATCTTATAGAATGCGTCAGTCTTCTTCTTAATCTCACCATCTGAAAGATATGCTGTTCCTGCTTCTTCTGCCTTCTGTTGCTCTGTCAACCAGATAAGCTGGTATGTTTTAGCATAGTCATCATTGTTAAGACCCTGAATACCCTTTATAGTATTACGCATCCATGTAGGCATGAACTGATTTAGTGATGCGTCAGGTCCATACGGGAATGCAAAGGATACAACCTCAGATAGTTCTGGCTTTAACTTAAGAACGTTTGCTATTGGAATAGCAGCAAATGGTCCAACGGATACACCAAATGGATTACCTTGGAAGATAACATCTAGGCTTCGCTTGCTAATACCAATCTCATCAAGTGAGGTCATACCCTCACCAATGACTGGAAGCTTCTTCATAAACTTAGGAATAGGCAACCACATTGTATCATTAGAGGTCAGTGCCTGGCCTGGTGGAATTGGGTCGCCGTTTTCATCAGTAATTAGGCCTGAACGCTCTGGTGCATTCCATACAACGTTAGCACGGTTAAGCATCTGAGGCTTATCCATGCCAATCTTGAACCATGTCTTGACTGCATTCTCTTGTGCAGAGAAGAATGGAGATACAAAGCGTAGCATATGTGCTGCATTTGAGCGGCGCTCTACGTTATAGAGGACAGCCTTGACGCCTTTCATGGCATCTGCTCTAGCACCTGCGGTTAACTTGTACTGTATATCAGCAAACTCTTCACGAGTAAATGTGCCACCCTTTAGGAACTCTGCTGTCTCAAGACGCTTCTGTATTGACTTCTCATATAGGTCAATGAATAGCGGATGACGTGCCCAGTTATCTTCAGGGATAGTTGCTAGGTACTTAAATAGTGTGCTTGTAATACGGTTAGATACGGCACGAACTGTTAGGTTCATATTAGCATCTAATAGGTGACCATGCACGATAGGTAGTACATTAGGGTCACGAACTGCATTACGAAGGAACTCTTCTGTTACCTTGCTGCCTTCATCTCCTGGAAGTGCTGACATAATCTTCTCACGAATACCATAACCCTCAGGGATGTAGTCATCTAAGAACTTCTGTGCTGTTACAACATACTCAAGCGCATCTGCGCGAGCAATGCCTAGACGTGCACGTAGTTCTTTATTCTCAGCAAGTTCCTTTGCTACCTCATCAACGCTCTTGCCAGCCATAAGCCCACGAGGGACTGCAGCATTAGCGAATGTCTCATTGATAGCATTGGTCCACTCTTGGTAATAGTTAACATCACCAGGGCGTACCGCTCCACGGCCCTTGCTTGCTACTCCAGTACCATAGATAGTTGAGTAGTCCTCTAGCAAGGAGTAAAATGTCTTTTGTGAAGAGTTCAATTCACGGAACAAGCCACCGTTAGGTCCGCCAAAGCCGCCATATACTGTGTACTTTGTACCATCAGCACCGTCAACTGTCGAAGTTAACTCGATGTCTTGTTCACCAATGCGCTTCTTGCGTGAAGTTACCTTTGCCTGCTCCAACTTAGTGAGTGTGGCATTGTTAGTCTCATATGCTGCGTTAGCAGCCTGCAAGGATTTGCGCTTGGTAACAAGTTGACCGACTAGGTCAGGGTTTGTTGGGTCCATAGCAAGACGAGCATCAATCTCTGCAATCTCCTTAGTTAAACGTGCTGATTCAGCACCATTTTTCTGGAGTTCGTCCTTGACAGTCTTGTAGTCTAACTTAACTGGAGCTTTATAATTGTCAACTAAACGTTGCTTCGCTGCGCTACCATTGTCTCGTAGATTCTTAGCACCTTCACCTAGGTGACGCAGAGAAGCCATGGCTCCAACGGTTGCCCAGATACGTAGTTGTGAGTCAACAGCATTACGGATAGGATATCCGAGGCGCAGAAGAACTGCAGCCTTCCATAAATCAGATGTCACTGTTACAACATCGTGCACACTACCAGAAACTGCGCGGATTGCGCTAGCATTACGCTTGATTACTGCGTCAATTGTGTCAAAATCTGCAATTGGTAAAAAGTTTGCTGTCTGAGATTCAAACAATGGGACCTTAACCATTTGATTAAGTTCACGGTCAAACATATATCCGTCTTGCTTGGATTCAGTTAATTTGCCAGTGCGCAATTTTACGTGATAATTAAAAAGTTCTTCAGCGTCCGCTGGGGAAACACCGTTTTTGGCTGCAACAATTCTATAACCAGTCTGCTCAAGTTCATTTACAACCAATGCTCGCGCTTCAGGTGTACCTGCTGCAGCGTAACGCTCGATGTATGACATAGCATCTGCTGGTGTAAACGTTCCTGCTTCAACACGTGTAACAAAAGCAGCAGGTTTTGACGAGATTGGCTTAGACAACTGAATCAATCGGTCAGTAACTGCTGTAATTTCACGAATTGATTCGCCCTCATTGAGGTTAATTACACCACTTGGGCGCTCGCGTAGAGGCCACGTCACCTTGTAGTACAACTTATGGAAAGGAGTTGGCTGGTACATAGAAATCTTTGCATCGCCAATTTCTTTTGCATGGTAAATAGAGCTTCGAGCTGACGCTAAAACATTACCAGTAAACCGACCTGTAGCAGAAATACCCTCGGTCATTGCTGGTGTCTCTGCAATACCTAGTAGTGTGTCTACATAACGGTCATGCTTAGCCCATGCTGAGATAAAGTTTCTATCTGCCTGAATCTCTTCAGGTGTACGCAAGGCAAATTGTAACATATCATCTGTTGTCGCATCAATTATCTTTGCTTCTTCATTAAGAATAGTTTTGTAATCGCTCATTGACAACTCGCCATTTGCAATACGCAAAGGCGCTACAATGTCTGGACGATTTAATTCGTCAAGAATATCTATACCACTCTTGTCGCCAAGGACGGCGAGCATAGTGTTGAGTGCTTCTTCTTTAGTTGCAGTTGTTCCGAGTAGGTATGACGTGGTAGCTTCGTTGTTACTGCCTTTAACCCAAGGATGGTTCTGCGCCCAAGCGATATCGTTCTTAGCAAAATCGTCTGCTAGCAAGTCGTACTTCTTGGCTAATGGATTCTCAGTTGGAATACCAGAGCGAACTTCACGAAGTGCAAGGATTGCATCTTTTGCAGAATCTGCTGCACGCTTTGATGCGATAAGCTTTCCACCAACAATCGATACATCTCCAGCAAACTGAGTGATAGTATCTACTGTTCCAGACAGACCTCTACCCATTAGGCTATTATAGAAAGCCTCTTCGCGTTGCTTCTCGTCGTAGATATCAAAGTCAGAGTCCATGAACTTTGGAGTTAGGTCGTCTGGCAAAAAGGAAAGAGACTTTCCAAGTTGACCAGTTAGTGCCTGACCAAAAGAAATTTCGTTACGTGCTTCCCATGCTTTTTTCCATGAGTCACTGATGCCCATGTCTTCGTCACGCTGTGCAAAAAGCGTCAGAGCAGAAAGTGGTTCACGTATTAAATTGCGGTTAGTTGCTTCAACTGCAGCAATAACTCCACCAACTGGACGACCAAGGTTTTTACCGAAGTCAATTCCAGCCTGCTTGATAGTTCCAAGAAAGCTGTCGTATTCTTTTCTATCGTTCCATGGAGCAGTACCGATATCCCAAGCAAATTTAGGCAGAGCTAAAATGCCAAGGCCGACATCTCCAACCCAATCTACGGTTCCTTTTGCAAGGTCACCAATGCGGTTCCAGATATCCATTAAATACCATTCATCAAGATTGCTAGTGCACGCCTTGTTTCAGGAGATGTGTTAGGGCGAGATGCAACATAATTCAAAACTGGATAGTAAGATGCGATGCTCTTATTAAATTCTGCTTCGCTGTCTGAACGATTTGGCAGCATTAATGCTTCTGAACCAGGGCCAGGACCAAAGTCTACACCAGATGTAATTACATCTTCAGGACCTGACTCAGCAAAGAGAGGAGTTACTGGAGGAAGTGTTGGTGCAACGTTCATTGGACGTGCTGCTGCGGTCGCAACCTTAGCCATTGGAGCGCCTGCTGCTTGCTCGTTAATTTGCTTGTTCATTCCGTATGCAAAACCTTCGGCTACTCGTCCATCTGTGCGCTTTGATAGTGCGCCTGGACCAGAAACTGGAGCAGGTGTACCTGGCTTACGGTATCCGCCTTGAGTTGCCATGATTCCTCCTACTTAGTTTCTTGTTCAAGAATGTGAAACGGCGGAGCCGTCTCGTTATTGTTAAGTGATGCAATTCTCATCGCATCTAATGTACTTACTCCAGCGTGTAATGCGCCTACTGCGTAGTCACCACCTGAGCCAATACCATAAAATCCTGTGCTATTCATTCCAACTGCAAAGTCAGAGTCAATTTCAAATATTGTACCATTGACCGCAAGTAATAAACTTAATTCAAACTTATCATCTGAGTCATTTGATGACTTAACTAAATCTACACCAGCCTCAGTTAGTGTTGTTTTAAGGCTTGGTACGACTTTGTTAATCATAAACTCATACAAGTTTGCTTTTGCTTTAACCGTTACTAGCGGAGGCGTCCACCCGTGGAGTACCACTTGTAGAGCACGATAGTCACCAGCACCAGAAATAATGTAGCTTCCACGTTCAACCGCCTTTATCATATCAGGATGTGTATAAACTTTACCACCTGCGGCAATTCGACTGTCACTTACAATGACACAGCCGTGTTCTAATTGCACACCAACGATTGTTGTCATTGTCCCCTCCTAAATTATAAGCGTCGTGTTGAACGAACGCTTGCCGTTGGCTTTCCTCCGCCAGTAATGCCTGATAGTAAACTCATAATATCTGGTGGGGCTTGTTCGATTTGAGGGGTAGCGCCTCCTGCTGGAACACCAGCGGGAACAGGGGACGGTTGCTCAACCGCTTGTTGGGCCCCAGCAGGAGGAACTGGTTGCTGCTGTGGCGCAAAGACTTCTTCAATGACGTCCTCAAGTGCCTGTCCCTTTTGGCGTGCCTTAATGACAGCAGCAATCTGTCGCACTACTTCTGAAGCGTCCTGGCCTTGTGTTGCCATCTGTGGTATCGCTTGAGCGAGTGCAGTAATGGAACCGAGTAATGACTGACGCATATTCTCGATTTCAATCTTTTCTAGTTCTTGGGTTACGTTAACTGTAAATGGTAGTTCACGCATTGCCATATCCTTGGAGATGAGCCCACCGCCAAGTGCCTGGAGCATAAAGATAAGTCCCTGTGCTGGATTAAGACCAGCAAGCATTCCATAACGAACATCGGCTGAATAGTCACCCTTGATGTCTTTCTTAGGAGAATAAGTAATTTCATAAGGTGAACCTGAGTCAACACCACGAATTGTTTTTTCTGCTGGAAAAATCATTTCATCAACTTCAAAGCAGATGCTAATTACGTCACGAAGAGCAGAAGCAAAGATTGCTTGAGCTGACTTAACCTGTGTATCAAAGGCTCCCATAAGAGCCTGTACGCCTTGACCAGTAACAACTGATGCGTTGACATTTCCTGTACGTGATTCAGGATAGCGTGCACCAACACGCAACTCTTGATTGAGCAAGTTCTGTTCAGTGAACGCACCTGCTGGAATATTAAGTTCTACACGGCGGACGCCTGCTGGGTTGGCTGTACGAATAACAGCGTCGCCACCAAGTTGCAACTCTTGTACATCCTGTGGAAGTACGATGGGAGCTTGAACAGATTTCTCTGCAGCTTCCATTGCAAGCAATGCAAAGCGGTTACGAAGTAACTGGATACCCAGGATGTCGTCGAACTGTCCGCGTAGTTCATCATCAATAGATGGTTTACGTGCTACTACAACCATCATCTTACCTAATGGATTCTTAGCACGTGATAGTACTAGGTTGTCCTTTGTAGGAATGTAGATGATTGATTGGTCTTTATCAAAGTAGCGAATCATTTCTACTTGAGTATTTAAGTCTTGCTTGTAGCTTGCGCCACCTAGCAAAGAATATTCGTACTCAGGGAACAATGCAACTAACTCTGCTAATGACATTAAGTAGCGTTTTGCAAAGGCAATGCAGCGTCCGTAGCGGTCGAATTCTGGGTAAGCACCCACTGGGTTTTCTAGGCGGATACGTGGCATCTTTGCTTCCTCATCCAATTCAATAAAGAATGGGAGGAAACCGTAAGTGAGGTACCAGTCGGCACCTTGGTACATCTGAACCGAAAGGTCAGAGTGAGCAAAATAATTTGAGGCGATACGTGTACGCTTGTCAGCAAACTGACGGGCTCTATCTGAAACAGAGTTAGCAGCAGAACAATTAACCGCAGGTAGTGGTGCCATAACCTCAGACAAGTCGCGTGCGACGATGTCAATAAAGTTAGCAACTACGTTAGCATCTACGCCGTCTGGAAAGAAGTCAGGATAGACGGATGCAATGTTACCCTTGCGGACCGAAAGAACGTCGAGGTTGCGACCGTCGCGTTCTGCGTTGCGGAAGCGAAGGTTCTCGACTCTCGCCGCAACTTGTTCCATTGATAATGCCATTGTTATCCTAACGTAGATTTAAAAAATTATTTAATGCCAGAACGGTTTTTTGCTCGGCTTCCCGAGGTTACACCAAGTGCGATTGATGCTTTGGAACGGCCTTCGAATTTAGGTGTTGTTCCTGGCACTGGCGTTACAGGCTTTAAATGTCCCATATTTCGGTAAGTGCTTCCTACATTTGCCATACCATTAGATGAGGTGATGCCACCATCTATGCGAGAATTTAAATTTCTTGCCATTTTGTTTTTTCCTTATCCGTAAGTGTCAGCCCATTGCTCGGCGAAGGCCTCATCTAAGTTGAGTGACATGCGTTGTTGTTTTTGACTTCTGGTGGCCCAGCGATTGTTTTGGTACTGACCTACTTTGCTACCTTGCTGCATCAACTCACGTATGCGGATGATGGCAAACCATAAAGCCATCACGCAGTCAGTTGGGTTCTTAGTATCTGGCTTCCAGGTAATGAGTTGCTGTACAAGAGACTTGAGTCCCTCTGAGCCTTCGTTGCTTGGCAGTTCGATTAAACCGTTGTCTTGGTAGCGACCATCATGTATAGTACCGAAAAGGCTAGACATAGATGCTACACCAAAAGATGTGTCCCACTTGTTCTTGCCAGTAAAGTGTGAGTTTAACTGGCAGCCGTAGGTAGCCAGATAGTTACGCAGGTCAGTATCCATTGCGTAGTACTTCTGGTGTGCGTTAATTTCCACACGGAACTCTTGAGGGTGGTACTTCTCGACCCACTCACGAATCAGAGCGTTCTCCTTTTGAGGAGTAGGGTCTGCCATGTTGACGCAGTCAAGTACGTAGATTGTACTATCGTCGCGGTTAAGAGTTACGGCTACAAATGCTGAACGACCAGATACGGCAGGGTCAAAGCCAATTACTGTGTAGGTCGAGCCTGCTGCGCGGGGGTGGCCTGGAGCACCTGGTTTAAGCGGTCCACGCTTTCGCATACCGTTAACACATCCTGCAACTGCTGTTGGCGAGAATATAGAATCGGACTGGACGTCTTCTTGTTGGTAGACCATAGCCCAGACAGATGCCGCCACTTCAGAGCGGCGCGTAAAGAGCGAGGGTCCGTCCCACTTAGGATACAAACCATTTTCATCGGGTTCATCAATCTCGTTTTCCTGCAGTGTGGTTTTAGGCCACAGCGTCTTCCAGTTTTCAGGCTTCTCGTCAAACTGAAGTACGGCAGGCATTGCAAAGTAAGTAAAGGGTGACTTGCCACCAGACCATTGCTGGGAGTCACGAAGCATCTTGTATAGGTCGATTGGTGCAACTCGAGTGCCAACGATAATTAGTTTACCATGTCGCCCAAGGCGGGTAATAACTTCCTTTTGAATCCACTCGAGCTGCTTTTCCCACTCGTGGGCGTTTGAGCCCATCACAGCGTCGTCGATAATAATCAGGTCAGCACGTGCACCGTAAATCTGGGAGCCCATACCTAGGGCCTGGACCGTAGGGTCCTTCTCGCCAGAGTCGCGGCCTGTGCCAAGATAAATCATGTCGGCAGACCATTGTGTTGAATCCGCCTTGTATCCACCGTTGGGGCCGAAGGCCACCTGTAACTTGGTGTAGGCTGGGTGGGAAAGTCTTGTCTTAATTGCCCCAAGGAACTTGCGGGCCATACCCTGTGTCTTAGAAACAATGATGACTCGAGCGTTGGGGTTAGTCACAATCTTGTAGACGACATAGTTAGTCGTAATGACCGTGGACTTGGCGTGCTCAGGCGGTACGTTAATTAGGACACGGTTGGCAGCTCCTGGCTCGTAAGTCATGGAGTCGTGCAACCAGCGAGGGTCGCGGCCCTCAATCAAATCTACCCAGTCAAGGTGATGCTCAAAGAGCTTGGTGTCTAGGAACTGCTCAGAGAAGTCAGGGAAGGAAATATCCCCTAGCTCCTTCAGGTCAGTCTTGATACCTTTACCCTCGAGGCGAGCAGCCTCGGCACGTGCTTTGAACTCAGGGTCAGTTGCTGACCACTGGCGGAATGCTACATCTGAGCGGCCGACAGAGGCCATAGCCTGGGTAATAGTGCTACCCTGACTCAGTTGCTGCAAGGCCTTCTCTTGCGCCTCGCGCTTAGGGATGTTCTGAATCCCAGGTTTTCTACCCATCAGTTTGTCCCCTAATTACAGTCATTTAACGCTAGCCGATTAACGGCAGAACTTCCCCATATTATAATATATTATATAATATATAGGAGTCGCGGAGTCTTAAACGGAGCGACTCCGTATATGTATTTCTATACATATAAGATAACCTGTTCAAATCGTAAAACCGAACACATTATATCAATATATTTTTAAAAGCCCTGTTCAGGGCTATATATAGGGGGCTATAGTATTATATAACAGAAATTTTTAGTGGGATACTATACCACACCCACACGACTGAATTAAACAATATGGGGTCATAATGTCTAACTCTCTACTATAGGGTTACAGTCTGATGTAATTGTCGACAAATCGATAAGTTGCTATAACTATTTATAGGTTTATAGGTTTACCGACTATCCACCGACCCACAGGAAATTCTCAGGGGGCACACAATTATTTCTCAGGAAACTCTCAGCAAGTTATCCTCTCAGCAAACTCTCAGGAAACTCTCAGACTTCTAGGTGTCTTGGGTTATACCTCTCTATTTAGCGTGTGTGCGTATCTGCACTTTGGGGTGTGACCCAGTTCACATGTGACTTGCATCACTTGAGCGTGTTTTGGATTTGACTTAGGTTGGGTGAGCGTGTAAAGTGTGCTTTGTAAATCGGATAGGGGAATAACCCCAAAGGGTTCACAAAGTACGACACGCCAGTCAATCGTGGGTAATTGACAAAGAGAGAGCCATAGTATAGACTCTCTCAAAGATAGGCAGACCTAGCCTCACTTATGTGAGTCCCTAGAGCGTCACTTATCTAATCAAATTGAATAGTGTCATGGTAAAGGGTGGCTTGATTGTCACTTAGTAGCAGACCTTAGGGGTTGGGTACACGACTCACCCTTTACCAACACGACACGCCGACAATTTGACAAAGCAAGACAAAGCATGTAAAGTACGACTTACAACTTAGAGAGAGGATAGATAGCATGACAACGACCCTAACGGGTCGGAATAGCATAGACACTAACTTTAATGGCATTACCGCACTAACTGTACGAGCCACTAGCACACGCTTAGGCTCACGCGGTTGGCGGTTGAGTGACACTACACATGGTAAGGCTGTACGCCGTACACGCCCACGCCATGCCGTAAAGACTAACATGCCTAAGGTTGAGCGCGTGCTACCGACCCTTGATGAAGCCACACAGGAACGCCTAGCCCGCGCCCTAGCACTTAGCGAACGCGAACGCGAGTTCCGCGCCACGCTACCCAGCGTACACATAGACGCGAACGACTAGAATTACGCCACGCCTAGCGATAGGCTACGAGGGCTCATGACCCAGCGTGGCACTAGACTTGACAACCCGTTGAGTCTATGGTAGGATACTCCTATCATACAGAGAGAGGTTAGACATGACACTTTCAACAGGTGACATGTTCGCCCTATTGATAGCGTTGCTATCGGTGAACATGGTACTATTGGTAGCGTTCCGTAGAGTCTATGTATTAGAGCGTAGATTACGCCGATACGAGGGCTACTATGACGCACGATAACCTACTATTAAACCTCACCCAGCGTGAGGTCGAGGTAATCCGCATGGCGTTAAGAGCGCAAGAGGATACCCATAAGCGCAACGACTTTCCACACTTAGTGTTGGAGACACAAGGGTTGCGCTCTAAGATTGCAGACATGATTATAGAGAACGCGCTAGAATTGACAAAGGCATAACACTATGCTACACTACGACTACAAGATAACGAGAGGAGGTGAGATACATGGAAGATGTAACGATAGAGGCTAGAGTGTGTACGGATTGTAGCACTACGATAGATGACGGAGATGAGTTAATCATTGACGAGCATGCGTATTGCACAGACTGCGCCTTCACATGCTACGATTGCGAGACAACCTACGCGGTAAGCGGTATGGGTCGCAGTTGTATAGGTAGTGACTGGTACTGCTGGGATTGCAGTAGCACTTGCGAGCGTTGCGAGGACGGCATGCGTAATGATGACTCGCATACAGTAAGCGGTCAGTATTGGTGTGAGTATTGCTTTGATAATTACAGTTTCAACTGTAGCGTCTGCGACAATACCTACGACCAAGATGAGGGCAGTAACTATGTAGATGACAATACATACTGCGACTCATGCTACCAAGACCAATGCTACTACTGTGATGAGTGTGATGACTCGTTCACCTACGATAATCGTTGCGACTGCAACACAGATGATGACGAGCCTTCTAATGGTCGTTGTTGCATGGCGATACAGCGCGGTAAGTTTGTGCATGACTACAACTGCAAGCCTGTGCCACACTTCAAGGGTACAAGCAAGCATAACATGTACCTCGGCTTCGAGTTAGAGGTCGAGTTCAAGTCGGACATAGCAGATGTGGCACGACATACGGCTATCGCCTTAGACGGCATAGCCTACCTAAAGCATGATGGCAGTATCAACAATGGGTTCGAGATAGTAACTCACCCACATACACACCAAACTTATCGTGAGAGTAGTACGCTACTATGGGATACTATAGAGACACTACGCTCACAGTATGGCGCAAGGTCATGGGATACAGATACCTGTGGCTTACACATACACCTAAGTCGTGAGGGTTTCAGTAGTGGCGCACACTTACACAGGTTCATAGCCTTTGTGTATCACAATGCCCCACACATGATGAAGTTTGCTGGTCGCAAGACTAGGTTCGCAAGGTTCAATGATGTCTATACCTTTGATGAGTACGACAGACCTGTGTTCTCAATCAAGCACAAGGTCGGTGACCCTCAAAGATACAATAGTGAACGCTACTCAGCAGTCAATACACAGAATAAGAACACCATAGAATTGCGCTTCTTTAGAGGCACAATGAAAACAAGTGGCGTACTAAGTGCCCTAGACTTAGCACAAGCCATGGTAGAATACACTAGGGAACTACGACTAGATGATGTCAAATTAGGGGCGTTATCTTGGGACTGGTTCGCTGACTATGTAGTGTCCAACAATGGACTCTACCCCGACCTATACTCTAGGTTGGACAAGATACAATCAGTAGACATTACCAAGCGAGAAGTCGCTAACGCGTAGGGAGATGATAACATGTGCTTACTTATAGTGTGCGAGCCAAACTCCACACCTAATGAGGCAGACTTACACGCTGGTGCGTGTAGTAATCCACACGGATTTGGATTTGCTATTCACGCTGGCGATAGGATTATCTCCGAGCGTAGCATGTCTGCTAAAAAATCTATTGCCCGTTTCATGGAATTGCGAGCGCAATACCCTAACGGATACGCCATGTGGCATGCACGATACGCCACACATGGTGTTAAGAACGAACAGAACTGTCACCCGTTCATGGTTGGTGGTGATGAGCGTACTTACTTAGCACACAATGGTGTGCTTGACATAAGTATCGGCAAGTCCGACAAGCGTAGCGATACGCGAGTCTTCGCTGAGGATACACTACCTAGAATTGGTGGCGTGTCCGCACTTGATGACGATAATGTATGGATAATGGCTGAGTCATGGGCTAAGGGTAGCAAGATTGCTATCCTAACCTGTGACCCCACAGCCAAGCACCCTATGTATCTACTCAATGAGTCCGCTGGCACATGGGACAACGAAGGTATCTGGTGGAGTAACCAAAGCCATAAGCGTACTACCTACCTAGAACCTATCAAGAAGTTACCAGCCAAAGAGGATTACGACCTATACTACAACGAGATAGCAGTAGTAGATGCAGAAGAACTGTGTCCATACTGCGAGTCTGCTGTAGACTTCGACGATAACCCATACTACTGTAACATGTGCAGGTCATGCTATGATTGCTCAGTATTCATAGATGACTGCCTATGTTACACACCAAACACTAACTGGCAAAGCAAACAGAGCCTAGCCAATTTCTTATACGATTACTAGAGAGGTAACAAATGTCCACAACCCAAACAATCCTCGGTCTAGCCGAGGAACTACGCATTATCGCTGATGAGATTTCATACAACGCTGTTGATACATCAAGCGACTTCCCAGCACGAGGTACTATTGTGAAAGCAACTGCTTCACAGACACGCTTCAAGCCTAAGTCTATGTGGGTATCACTAGGCAACGGTACATACAAGCACATCACAGGTAGCAAGGGGCTAGTCACCACACATGAGAGACTGTCAGGCTACACAGAGGTAGTGTTCGAAGCGTAATGATTAGTCCTGAGCATGACTATAAACTGCTCACTATAATTGACAGAGAGGATAGACTATGACTACAGTATGGAAAGCAGAACTAACTAACGAGATGATGTTTCATTTAACATCAGCACAGCAACGAGAGTTGATGTCTAAGTTAAGTGATGTAGTTGATACTATAGCTAGTGAGTACCAAGTAGGAAAGGAGTTTAAGCATGAGTTACGAACCACAACTTGATGATGACATAGCACTTGACATAGATGATGAAGAACTTGAAGAAGAGTTTGATGAAATGCTAGAAGAAGCACTCAAGAGATAGGGATACGATGAACGGACTATGTTATGGGCATGACAAGCCTGACCTGTGGTTCTCAGATACTATCGAGAGCGACAAGCAGGGTAGACCTACGAAGGAAACTATCGTGACTGCTATCAGTAATTCACGACAGGCACTTGCTATCTGCAAGGTATGCCCTGTCAAAGAGGACTGCTTAGCAGAGGGCATGTTGCCCGAGAACATAGACTACGGGATTTGGGGTGGCACTCTATCAGGAGAGCGTCTACTCTTGGCTGGTGTTGACATCAGTAGCAATACACGGCAAGCAAATGTTAGGTTTGCTCACAAGATTAGGGAGTCACAAATAGTATGAAGTCAATAGTATTCTTGCTACTTGTTATAGTAGCATTAGTTGTCAGCGACAACTCAAAACCAACCACGAACACAACAGACAAAGTCGTGAAAGTTGCTTGGAGTAAAGCCGACAGCAAGGCATACGCGAGAGACAAACTCAGCGAGTGGCGAGATGAACAATGGTCATGTCTCAGTAAGTTGTGGGGTAAAGAGTCTGCATGGAACCCTGATGCGTACAATAGTATCAAGGTTATGGGGAAGCATGCAGGTGGTATCCCACAACTACTGGGGCTTGACCCTGACACACCAGCACCACGACAGATAGAGCGTGGGCTTGATTATATTTACTATAGATACGGTACGCCATGCGAAGCATGGTATCATTGGAAGCGAGAGGGGAATTACTAATGACACTACTTGAAGAGTATAAGGTTATGTGCATGTCATGTAACAAGCCTATAACATCTAATCCTTTGCGTGTGCCTGTGCCTGGACGAGGTAACAGACCAGCAACCGAGCACATGTTCCATGGCTCAGCCCGTGAGTGTGCTGATGCTAGTAGCATTAACTACATTTACTTACACGACACAAAGCATCGAGGTATGAAAGTTGGCTAAGCATGTGACGGAGATGAAGCCTGACTATACACAGGCTATGGACATACGAGGTACAGCAACCACAGTATGTCCTTGTGGCTCAGAGATTTGGAACTTAAAGACTATCTTCGATAACGACGGAGAGATAGCTATGTATTTCCTTGACATGGAATGTGCTGAGTGTGGTACGCTAGCGACTGCACCGACACCAGAAGGGACAGAAGATGAGTGAGTTTCTACATCACTTAGTAGCAAACAGGGAGTACAGACAGCGCGACATAGAATTACAAAGAGCACTACAAGAAAGTTTACGTGACGAGATTTTATCATGGGTTGACCCGTGGGCAGAAGGGGAGCAAACAAATGGATGAGTTCGAAGAGTGGGATGACACATGGCAACTAACCGAGTCGGGCTACGCCCTGCTCGACTTGATAGATAAGCTCAAACAAGATGCCGAACTATGAGTACAAGTGCGAACCATGTGGTACATCAGAGGAACATCACCGCAAGGTAGATGACAGAGATAACTTCCCTGAGTGTCAGTATTGCACAGTTGTTATGAAAAGAATAATTAATCCAGCACCAATCAGGTTCAATGGTAGTGGATTCTA